CAAAAGGTATAGTTGTAAAATTTCTTGACATTTATCAAAAAGAATGTATAATGGAATTATACGATATTGATGCTAGATGCTTTTTACATGAATATGATCATCTTTCAGGCATTGAATTTACAAATCGTGTATCAAGACTTAAACTAGACATGGCAAGAAAAAAGCAAATTAAACTTAGGAAAAAAATATAAATGGTAGAACCAAGTAAAGAACTACAACTAGTATTTGAGAAATCAATTAGCGATGCAAAAAAACTTATGCACGAGTATGTTACTGTAGAGCATATCCTTTTTGCTATGCTATGCGAAGAAAACTTTGAAAATGTTATCAAAGGTTATGGTGCTGATCCTGCTTTCTTAAAAAGCAATTTAGAAAACCACCTAAAGACCGCGCTAGACGAAATTAAAGTTGCTGAAGTACAGAAACCTAAAAAAACACAAGCAGTAGAACGTGTTCTTAACAGAGCATTTACACAGGTACTGTTTAGTGGACGTAGCAATATTGAACTTAGCGATGTGTTTATCAGTATACTAAGTGAAAAGAAATCTATTGCAACATACTGGATTGAAAAAGCAGGTATTACCAAAGACAGATTTGCCGACTATGTTTCTAATGAGCTTGAAGAAGACTTTGAAGATGAAGAAATGAGCGGTGCAGCAGCCAAAGCACTCCGTGCTTTCACAACTAATCTTAACGAAGAAGTTACCAAGAACAAAATTGATCCTATCATTGGACGTTCTGAAGAATTAGACAGTATTGCATTGGCACTAGGCCGTCGTTCTAAGAATAATGTATTACTAGTTGGTGATCCTGGAGTAGGTAAAACAGCAATAGCTGAAGGTCTTGCATATAAAATTGTAAATGATGATGTACCAGAGTTTCTTAAAGAATACGAAGTATACAACTTAGACATTGGAAGCATGTTAGCTGGTAGTAAGTATCGTGGAGACTTTGAAGAACGTTTAAAATTAGTATTAAAAGGTTTGCAAAAGAAAGGTAAGACAGTAATGTTCATCGACGAAGCACACATGATGCAAGGTGCTGGTGCAGGTGGACAAGAAAAATCAAATGACCTAGCTAATATGTTGAAGCCAGCACTTGCAAAAGGTAACTTAAAAGTTGTTGCGTCAACTACTTGGGAAGAATTCCGTAAAAGTTTTGAAAAAGATCGTGCCTTAATGCGTAGATTCCAACGTGTTACTGTCGACGAACCAACCACTGAAACAGCAAAAGATATCCTACGCGGCATTAAAAAATACTATGAAGACTATCACAAAACAAACATTACTGAACAAGCTATTGAAGCAGCTGTGCAGTTGAGTGTAAAGTACCAAACAGATAAAAAATTACCTGACAAAGCCATTGACTTGATTGATGTTGCTTGTTCTCGTTTTAATTTGAAGGAACCTGATGTAGAAAAACTTGTTACTGAGGAAGAAATCCAGTTTGAATTAGCAAAAATGATTAACATGCCTGTAGAAAATATTGCACAAAAAGAAACAAGTAATCTTGCACATTTAGAAAGTAACATCAAGAAAAATGTTTACGGTCAGGACGAAGCAATTGAAAAAATAGTTGATAAAATACTAGTTGCTCAAGCGGGACTAAAACCAGATGATAAACCAATTGGAAGTTTTATCTTTATGGGACCAACTGGAACTGGTAAAACTGAAACAGCAAAATCACTTGCTGAAGAATTAGGTGTAAAACTTGTAAGATTTGATATGAGTGAATATCAAGAAAAGCATAGTGTTGCTAAACTAATTGGTTCACCTCCTGGTTATGTTGGGTTTGACGATGACGCAGGACAATTAATAACAAGATTACAAGAAAATCCTAACTGTGTTTTACTATTAGACGAAATTGAAAAGGCACACCCTGATGTATCGCAGATACTTTTACAGTTAATGGACAACGGTAAAGTTACAGGATCAAACAGCAAAGAAGCTGATGGTCGTAATTGTGTGTTGATTCTAACAACTAACCTCGGTGCAAGTGATGCAGAGAAAAATTTAATTGGATTCAATGACGAGTTTGAATTAGAATACGAAGATAAAGCACTTAAAAAATTCTTTGCTCCTGAATTCCGCAACAGACTAGATGCAACTATTATCTTTAAGAAACTAAGCAAAGAAATAATGCTTAAAATTGTAGGCAAGTTTTTAGTTGAGCTAAAAACTATGGTCAAAGACAAAGGTGTAAAAATTACTGTTTCAGATGAAGCTCTTGACTACCTTGTAGATAAAGGCTTTGACCCTAAAATGGGTGCAAGACCTTTAGCTAGAGTTATTGATAGTGAAATTAAACGTCCTCTATCCAAGGCACTATTATTTGGTGATCTCAAGAATGGAGGTAGTGTAAACATTGATGTAACAGAAGAATCTAACAGCCTAAATATAGAATGTGTTGGACAATCTCTTGTTGAACTTTGAAACCACTAAACTCTTTTACAACGAATATCTCTACAAAGTAGTGGTAAAAAATCATATTGGAGCAATATTTAGAGCTAAAAACCTTAATCACGCTCGCAATGAGCTTGATCGTATGCAAACACAACTTGATGAAGAAAAGTTTATCACACGTACATTCGGTATTAGAACAGAACCAGTAAGTCAACAAGACTTTGAAACATCAAAAACAATGTTTAAGATGCTGAGTACATATAATCAAAATGATTATAAACTCAGAATTGAAGGTGCTAACACAAGCATTTATTCTAACGACATCGATATAATTCATAATATCTGTTCTAAAGTACCAGTAACAGAATTATGGAAACCAAATGACGCATATAAAGACAAATTAGATAAAAATACAATACTTACAGATTATGCGTCTCCATATAACTTCAAAGTTACACTAAATGCCAACAAAATTGACCCTGCATTTTATAAATGGATACAGCGCAACAGTGATAAGATTAAAATTGGAAAAACAGCACTAGAATGCGTAGGGAAAGGGTTTGCACTAGGATTCTACTTTTTTGTAAAAAATGAAAAGGTATTACAATTAATAAGTTTAATGATCGGACACAATTTTCAGACTGTACAAAGAATTGTATGTAAGCAAGATCTAGATAAATAACTATATGCCAAGCAATAGTGAAATAATTTTATCAGCAAACACACACCCAAGCGATAGTACAACGCAGACTATTACGGGTGACAAATTTAAAGGTGACGGTTACTACGGACGTAGTGACGGTTTACATACTGTCCAGTATACTATCACAGGATTTATAGGTACTGTTAGTATCCAAGCAACATTAACTGTTGACCCTTCTGAAGCTGATTGGTTCACTGTTTATGAGCAAGCATATCCGGTAGTAAATGACGAAGGTACAACTAAAAGTAACCTTGCCAACTTTACCGGAAACTATGTTTGGGTAAGAGCTTACATAACTTACACCGATGGCACAGTAAACAGTATACTATTAAATCATTAAGGAAAGAATATGGAACATTTTGTAAGAGTTGTAATGGAGAAAAATAGTAGTTTAAATGAAAGTTTAGACGAAAATATATTTCCAGGTACAGAACTATTAGAAACAGAACAAGGCGGTTCTGTATATCAAATCCCATTACCAAGACTACTTAGCGAAGAAGAAGCAGACGAATATGCAGACAAACTAGCAAACTTTTTGTTCAGCGAAGGCTTTGATGATTTTGATATTGAAATATCCACTGACGATGAATCACCAGTAGTTGAAGAAACTTACGACGGAGATGACTTTTTTCATGAGTACGGTGTCATGTGGTTTAACGAAGATGAAGAAGTAGACGAAGCAGAGTATCAAGGACGCAAAGTAAAACTTGGTAAGCCCATGCGTGGCGATGTTAAGAAGTTTAAAGTATACGTAAAAGATCCAAAGACAAAAAATGTTAAAAAAGTAAACTTTGGCGATCCTAACATGAAGATTAAAAAGTCTAATCCTGCACGTAGAAGAAGTTTCCGTGCTAGACACAACTGTGATAATCCAGGACCAAGAACAAAAGCACGTTATTGGAGTTGTAGGAAGTGGTAATATGCGGTTAACAGAATTAGCAGACAAAGATGAATTTACATTAGAGTATGATGTGTGTCAAGACTGCCACACATATATGAAAAATGATCCAATGTTTTACAGAAAACAATATTTCCCTGTTATGACACTTTTATCAGATCAGTTCAGAGCAGGTAAGGACGTTGACTTTACAGAAACACTACGCCCGCTAGTACAATCAGCAATGGATGCATATTGTGCTAAGTATGATCTAGATGGTTCACAAAGTGTATTTACAGAAGATGATGAATTAAACATTATTGAACGTATCAAAGACGATGAGATCAAAAATATAGAAGAAGGGGAATACTAATGTTTCTCAAGGAACTGTTTGAAGCACCAGCTAAGAAAGCAGTTCTTGCTTTTGGCAGACTGAATCCGCCAACTATTGGACACAGTAAACTAGTTGATCAAATAAAAAAGCACGATGGTGACCACTATCTGTTTTTATCACAAACACAAAAACCTAAAACTGATCCATTAGACTTTGCAACAAAACTAAAGTTTGCAAAAAAGTTTTTTCCTAGTATCAATGTAGGTCATTCTAGTGTGCGTACACCAGTGCAAGCATTAGAGATGTTACAAGGGTTAGGTTATACTGATTTAATATTTGTTGCCGGTAGTGACAGAGTAGATGGTTTCCAAAACATGTTTGATACATACAACGGTAAACCAGACAAAACAGGTAAAATACCATTTAAGTTTAACACACTAAAAGTTGTAAGTGCAGGCGAACGTGACCCTGATGCAGACGGTGCAGAAGGTATGAGTGCAAGCAAAATGAGAGTAGCGGCTGCCGAAGGCAATTTAGAATCATTTGCACAAGGCGTACCAGATCAGAAACTTGCTAAAACTATGTATGATGCTGTGCGTAAAGGAATGGGCATAGCAGCGACCGAGCCTGCAAATGAAATATTAGGCTTTGCTACTAAAAGTCCAAAACGTGCAACTATAAAAGTTAAGAAGCGTCCACCAGAAGAAGATAGTGTAAAAGATAAACTTGCAAAACGTAGAGCACTGGCTGCCAAAGGAAATCCTAAGGCATTTAAAAGTGGAGGATTGGTAGATGATGCTCCGCCAGGTAGAGAAAAACAAGTAAAAAAATTAAAAAAGAAGTTTGATGATCCCGGTGCACCTTATGCTATTGCATGGGCACAACATAACAAACACGGCAAACCATCAAAGAAGAAGTAAATGGATGAGCTACAGGACATTAAACGATTAGCAGGCGTAGGTGAATTTAAAGGATATTCAGAATATAAGATAGATGAAAATCCAAGCGAAACAGCTGCAGAGCTAAAGAAGAAAGAAAAGAAGTTAGGTTTACAGCCTGGAGATCAAGATTGGTTTAAACTATGGTTTAGTAAACCTTACATGACTGGACCTACTCAATTTAGGAGTCGCAAGAAATGAGATGGCAAGACATTCGCGAAGATGGTAGAATTGTTAAAGGCGTTAACACTACAGTTGATGTTGATACCAATCAGATTCCTAAAGAAGCAGGTAAGTTTGGAAACAAAGTAGACAAAGACGGAGTACCGCCTACACTTAGTAAAAAAGTAAAAGGTAAGAGTACTAACGTATTGTTTAACTTAGGACTTGCTGAAGGCAAGTATGCAGATATACACGATGTCAAAGACTTTAATCCTGACAACTTAGAAATATGGGTAAAGGGTGTTGGTGTTTACACACTTAACGGATTAAAGAATAGACTAAAACAAAGATTAGAAAGTTTTGCAGATAATATGGACTACAACGCTGAGGGTGTTGAAAACATATTAAACGGAAAAGGTTATGATGCTTTTATGAGCATGCTTAGAGGTTACAATGAAGTAATGGCGGCATTAGAAACACCTCAAATGAAACGTAAGAAAACTATTGCAAAGCGTAAAGCTCAGTATAGCGAAGGTCACACAATACCTAATCCTAAGAATACATTCTTAGCAAAGTCTGACACAGCATATGATCACTACAAAATTGGTACTAATCTAGCAAACTTAAAAACAGTACCTAAGGGTGCTAATTATGACGAACCTGATGTTGTTATTGCACCATATGCAGGCGAAAAAGAAACTAAGTATCTAATGAAACAACTTGCTCGTATAGGGTATGATGTACAAGATGCAGAAGGTTACCAAGATGCACACTTTGATGATAAGCCTACAGGCGGTGAAGCACCTCCACAGATTAAAGATCAAGGTAAACTAGGTAAGATTAAATTAAATAAGTTGCGTAGTGTACAGAAGGGTAGAAACTTCCGTAAACTTGAAAAACAATTAAGCAGAGTAAAAGACGGTAATTACAGTCCTTTGACTATTGATCCAAGAGGACGTATAGTAAACGGACACCATAGATTTGATGCACTAAGACTTATGGGCGAAGAATTTGCAACTGTTAGAATGATCGACACTTCATTAGAAGAAATGATAGCAGAAAACTTTGTAAAACCACAACTAGATGTAGAATGGGACGAAGCAGAGCGTTATCCTGAGTTTCGCAAGATTGGAAAACAAGCATGGATAGAACTTGCAAAAAAGGGTAAAGAAATAACTATTACAGATGCAAGTGATATCAACAATACAGATGCCGCAGATATTAATTCATTTAAAAGTTTAGATAAAAACAAACAAAAAAGAGCGTTAGCACAATTAGAAAAAGGTTCAGTTGAAATGCCTATTGTTGCTGTTTACAGCGACGGTTATAAAGAATTAATTGGCGGTAACACAAGACTTACAGCAATGATGGCAAAAGACGGTAAAGCAACTGTATGGCAATTTGAAGTACCAGATGAAGTTGCCGAACTTGCAGAAAACTTTGCAGACGGTACACTATATCATGCAACATATAAACCACTGTTAAAAAGCATACAAGCAAACGGTTTAGGCGGCGGCGGCGCCCAAACAAAATGGACTGACAGTAAACCAGGTGTAGTATATCTTGCTAAGGACCCTGATGTAGCAGTAAGTTACGCAGAAACAAGCGACGAAGTTCCTGAAGAATGGTTAGATCAAATAGTTGTTCTTGCAATTAGTACAGATTCACTGGACACTAGTAAGTTAAAAGATGACGAAAATGTTTTAGACGATGACAGCACACTGGAATATCATGGCGTTATTAAAAAGTTTAAATTAGGCGAAAACTTTGCAGACGGTAAAAAAAAGGGTAAAAGTAGACCCGGCCGTGTAAAACGTTCAGGTGCTAGTTGTAATGGTAGTGTAACAGCCTTAAGAAAACGTGCAAAGAAAGCATCAGGTGAAAAAGCAAGAATGTATCACTGGTGTGCAAATATGAAAAGTGGAAAGAAGAAAAAGTAATGTTTAGCAAACAATGTAAATTACATTTAGATGCAAAAGGTGAAACAGGATTGGAACATATGAAAGCGGCATTAGAAACAGCCGTAAGATTACAATTATTAGTTCCGGCACTAGTTATACACAGTATTGCTCCACGTTTTTTTACTGACACAGCGTCTGAAGTAATGAAAGACATATTGGATAAAAGAAAATGAAAATAAAAGACATAACAGAAGCAGCAAGTGCAGGTGCATCAAGTGCAGGATCTATTGCTAGTGTAGTTAACCCAACATATGCATATGCAAAAAGCAAGAAAAAAGGAAAGTATGGCGCACCTGAAGCACCTCAGGCAAAGAATCCAGACGGAACAGCCAAGAACGCACTGGATGTCAAAAACAATTTGATGGGCGGCAAAGTAGCAAAGAGATAAATATATTTAGTAGGAGTTACTAATGAGAGAATCAGAATTAAAAAAAATTAAACCCGTACAAGAAGGCTTAGCTGATCTTGCAGATAAAGCGGAAAAAGATCACGAAGTACAGATGGCTCGTGCCGAGTTATACAAAGCCGCTAAGTACTCAATTAAACTTCATGAAATGCTAAAAGGTGTTTCTGAAGCTGAAGGTTTAGAAGGTTGGGTACAATCTAAAATTACTAAATCAGCAGATTATCTGAGCTCTGTTTTCCATCATTTAGACTACCAAGAAGCATCAGATGAAATGCCTGCTATCGGTGAAGCAACTCAAGAAGCAACATGTGGTTGTAGTTCTGATTGTGGTCATTGTAGCGGTAAGCACACTATGAAAGAAGTTGGACAAATTTGTAATTGTTGCGGCAACAAAATTAAGGCTGTAGCTACAGAAGGCAAAGGTAAAAGCAACAAACAAAAAGCAGCTATTGCTATTGCTAAGAAGAAAAAAGGCTACAAGGAATCATTAGCAGATAAGTTAACAAGTAAACTTAAAGAAGCTAAAGAAACTTGCAAAGATTGCGGCAAGCCTAGTTATACTACCCTCCCAGAAGAAAAACAAAAAGGCGTTGACGGCAAAGTATGCTGGAAAGGCTACAAGCGCATGGGAACTAAGAAAAAAGGTGGTAAAACTGTAGACAACTGTGTAAAGATGTAACTATGGATTTTCATGCACTTCAAAAAAAACTATTCCAAATAGAACCTACTGACCCTGCTGCAGACCTTGCTAAATTACAAGCTCAAGCAGGCGGCTCTGTGCCGCAGAAAAGTGTTGAAGAACCACTAAACATCGTGCAAGAAAGTGTAGATGTACCGCAAGGTACTATGCCAGTTGAAGGTAATTACAGCGTAAGTGACTTTGCCAAACTGGCAGGAGTAACACTTAACGAAGGTAAGCAAAAACATGGTAGTGCAGGGCAACTTAAAGGCAAGGATGCCTTTACTAAGAGTTCAAAACCAGGCGGCAATGAAACTCCGCATCCAGCAAGAAATCAACTTGTTGGTGACAGCATGGAACAAGATGTAGACGAAGGTCCATTAGACGGTTTCCGAACAGGTTATCAGGCGATGCAAAAAGGCGGAGCGTTAGGTCCAGATAGACTTAATAAGTCTGTAAGCAATGTATTTACAGGTAAGGTCAAAGACAAAGGCAAAGATAAAAAAGAAAAAAGTGCAACATCAAAGTTTGATCAATCAATTCAAAAAATACTTAAAGATCCTGCACTAAAGAAAGAACTATTAGCACTAATGCAAAAGGCAAACTCAAAACAAATGATGAATTCAGAGGCAAAGAAAAACAAGAAGCCAGTAATCAAATCAAGAGATCCAAACTGGCGTGACCTAGAAGCTCTACGTAAGAGCGGTGCAGGTGGATCGCATCAGGATAAAACTAAAGTACTACCTCGAAAGCAAAAGTACAAAGCAGATCCTACTCAAGAATCTATCAAAGAAATGCTTTATCGTAAATTAAACGAAAAAAGTTCTTGACAAACCCTTCCTAATACAGTATAATAGTTTAATTAAATAAGGAGTCTCATATGGGAAGTCGTGTATTCGGTGCCGATGAAAAGGCAAAGTTAGAAAGACTAGTTAACGAAGGTGTTACAGTCTATCAAGAAATAGAAGATTTAAATGCAGGCCTTAAAGATACTGTAAAGGCTGTAGCAGAAGAACTTGATATTAAACCAAGTTTAATTAACAAAGCAATTAAAATTGCACAAAAAGGTGATTGGGAAAGAGTTTCCGACGAGTTTGACGATCTTGAAACATTAGTCGTTACAGTCGGTAAGGACAAATAAGTGCAGAACATAAAAGATTTCTGGACTGATAGTCTAAGATCCGATCCCGTTGCACACTATGCAGAGATGCTAGGTGCTGTTTCAGTTATTATAGGAAGCTCAATACTAACATATACTGTGCTTGATCCTAGACCAGATATATTTTTGCCGTTCTATTTCGTTGGAAGTTGTGCAAGTTTTTTTGGTGCATATAGAAGGGGCTTACCCTGGGTGCTGATACTATGTGGTTGGTTCATTATTATGAATAGTATTGCACTTGGTAGGCTATATATTGTATAACGCCAAAGACAATTGTCAGGCATGTAGAAGGTTAAGTTGGCCATAAGCAACGAAGGAGAATTATTTGAGTTACGTAGACGCACTATTTGATCGCGAAGCCGACATTATTAGAGTTGTTGAGCGCAAAGATGGAAAAAGACATTTCCATGAGTATCAAGCAAAATATACTTTTTACTACGAAGACCCTAGAGGCAAATATAAAAGTGTCTATGGAGATCCCCTTACAAGAATTGTGTGCAAGCACACCAAAGACTTTCGAAAAGAAGTTGCCATTAACAAAGGCAAAAAACTATTTGAAAGTGATATAAATCCAATCTTCCAGTGTCTAAGTGAGAACTATCTCAATCAAGATGCTCCTAAACTAAACATTGCATTTTTTGATATCGAGACGGACTTCGATCCGGAGCGAGGCTTTGCTGATCCTGCAGATCCATTTATGCCTATTACTTCTATCTCTGTTTACTTACAGTGGTTAGAAACAATGGTATGTTTAGCTGTTCCGCCCAAGACTCTTACAATGGATCAAGCAAAAGCAGAACTTAAAGGCATTGAAAATGTAATGCTTTTTGAGAAAGAAGGTGACATGATTGACACTTTCTTAACACTTATTGAAGACGCTGATATTTTATCAGGTTGGAACAGTGAAGGTTATGATATTCCGTACACAGTAAATAGAACAAGTCGTGTACTAAGCAAAGATGACACACGTAGATTCTGTCTATGGGGTCAACTTCCTAAAAAACGTGAGTATGAAAAGTATGGGAAATCAGCTGTAACCTTTGACCTAATAGGTAGAGTGCATTTAGATAGTTTAGAATTATATCGTAAATACACATATGAAGAAAGACACAGCTACAGGCTTGATGCCATTGGTGAGATCGAAGTTGGTGAAAATAAAGTTCCTTATGAAGGTACTTTGGACCAGTTGTACAACAATGACTTTAGAAAGTTCATCGAATACAACATACAAGATACCGCACTACTGGACAAGCTGGACAAAAAACTAAGATTTATTGATCTTAGTAATGAACTTGCACATGCAAATACTGTTTTGCTACAGACCACAATGGGTGCTGTTGCTGTTACAGAGCAGGCTATTGTAAACGAAGCACACGCAAGAGGTTTACAAGTACCCAACAGACCTAAAAGAGATGACGAAAACACACAAGCGGCTGGCGCTTATGTAGCATTTCCTAAAAAAGGTCTGCACAAGTGGATTGCTAGTATGGACTTAAACAGTCTGTATCCAAGTGTAATTAGAGCTTTAAATATGGCTCCAGAAACTATTATAGGACAAATACGTCCTGAAATAAGTGATGGTCGTGTACATGAAGACATGACTCTTAAGAAAAAAAGTTTTGCTGGCAGTTGGGAAGGACGTTTTAGTACTGAAGAGTATGAAGCAGTTATGGAAGAACGAAAAGATATTGCCTTAACTGTTGACTGGGAAGACGGTCGTTCAGATGTACTAAGCGGTGCTGAACTTTATAAGATTATATTTGACAGTCAAATGCCGTGGATGCTCAGTGCAAACGGAA